TGCCGCTGCCGCCGCAGCATCCGGGGCGGGCGCCGCCGGGGCTGGCGCCGGCGAAGGCGGCGGTGGTGGCGCCAAATGGTGGGAAAACGCCAAGTTCACCGATGACCAGAAGCAGTTCCTGACCGTCAAGGGCCTGACCGTGGACGATCCGAACGAAGCGGTGCAAAAGCTGATCGGCATCGGCCAGAATGCCGACCGCCGGTTCGGCAAGCCGCTCGACAGCGTGATCGACAAGCCCAAGGACGGCCAGGCGCTGACCGAATGGATGCGCGAACAGAAAGACCTGTTCAACCTGCCCGCCGACGCGGACGGCTACAAGATCGACAAGCCGAAGGATCTGGCCGAGGGCATCGCCTGGGACGGCGATTTCGAGAAGGCCGCCAAGGGCAAGGCGTTCGATCTGGGCCTGACACCGGCGCAGCTGCAAGGGATGACCGAGTTTTATGCCGCCAAGGTGGCGGCCCAGGACACCGCGGCGGAAACAATGGCCGCGGCCGCCAATGATGCGATGATGCGCGACCTGGTCAAGGACTGGGGCGGCCAGACCGAGGCAAAGATGACGCTGGCCCGCCAGGCCGCCGGCGTCGTGGCGCAGAAGGCCGGACTGGACAATGCGGGGCTTGTGGCGGTGTCATCGATCCTGACCACCAAGGCCGGCGGCGACGCGGCCACGATCCGGCTGTTCGCGGCGCTTGGCGAGATGATGAGCGAGGACAAGGCCATCGGGCTGCGCGATGGCGCGGGCCTGGGCATGACCCCGGCCGAAGCGCGGTCGAAAGCCGCGCAGATGCGTGCGCCCGGCGGCGCCTATGCCGAGGCGACCAGTACCCAGAACCGCACCGAACTGGCGCGGCTGAAACCCGAAATGGACCGGCTTGACCGGCTGGCGGCCGGCAAATGAGCCACCAGCGCGATCTTATGGGCCAGATCGCCGATGCCCGCGCGCAGATGATGATGCGCGGGCACGATCGGCTGGTGCTGGAAATGGGGCTTTCGACCGCCAGACGGTTCCGCGAGGAAAGCGAGATCACCGACATAGACGATTGGTGCGACGCGATCCTGGGCATGAAGATCATCGTCCGGTCCGGCATCGAGGGTTTTCTGGTGCGGCCGCAGAGCGCGTAACTACGTAAAAAGGAGCGAGAAAATGATTTTGAGCACTAGAGAACAAACATCTCATATCGAAACCCCAGCAGCCATGAGGACGCGGCCGATTGACCATCGCGGCTTCCCTGTACCGTGGTTCGTTACGGAAAAGACCGAAGATGGGAAATGGGACTTCGTGCACATCGACAGAGGTCGGATGCATGAGGCGATCAAGTTCGACAAGTGTTGGGTGAGCGGGCAGAAACTTGGTCGATATAAGGCGTTCTGCGTCGGTCCCATGTGCGTGATCAACCGAACCGCCGGAGACCCGCCTGTCACAAGGGAAATCGCCCTTTGGAGCGTTCAGGTTTGCCCTTTCATGTCGCGTCCAAGAGCGCGCCGCGCCGACAGAAATGAGGATCAGGTTGTAGAGGGCGCCGGGGTGGATGGCATCGCAATTTTGCGAAACCCCGGTGTAACGGCTGTTTGGATCACCAAGAACAGCGAATACCAGCGTGGCCGAGGCTTCTATATTGGCGACCCGGAAGAAGTCACTTGGTGGCGCGAGGGTCGAACTGCGACGCGCGCTGAGGTAGATGCCTCAATCAATTCCGGCATTCACATTCTTGAACAAGTGGCGCGTGAAGAAGGCCCCGCCGCAGAGGCCGAATTGAGACGTTATGTCGAGCGCGCAGAGCCAATTTTACCGAGACGCGCCTAGAGGCACGGCGGGCGCAGATCGTTCACAATCGGGGCCCTGGTCAACATCTGCGCCCGCCGACGACAAATCGACCCAGATCTGGATTTCCGCTTTACAAATCACCCGACCTGTGGCTACTGATTTGACCCAAGGCGGGCAACCCCTCACAGGGTCCGCATGACAGCCGGAAGAGACGGCCGTGCAGGCGACGTTACCGCCAGGGCGGGTCCGGCTTGATCGGGCAACCCCTCCGAAAACTCACCAATTTGTCAGTTTTCAAAGGAGGGGGCCATGAGCTTCCAGCAAGATGTCGAGGCACATCACAAGCTTACCTATCAGAACAACGTGATGATGGTCGCGCAGCAGATGCAAAATCCGCTGCGCCAGGCCGTCACCATCCTGCCCGTCACCGGCGAAGCAGCGCGCGTGTCGGACCTGCTTTTGAAAAAGAAGGCGGTCAAGGGTCAGGACTATGGCCGCAACAACCCCGACAACCGCACCAAGAAGGACAGCCGCTGGCTGGTCCGCCCCGAAGTCATCCATGATGGCGAGCTTGTCGACACGGTCGACAAGTGGGATGCGGCGATGGACCCGACATCCTTCCTGATGCGCAACTCGGTCGCCGCTGTCGAGCGTGCCGTCTTCGATACGATCCTCGGGATCGACGAAGACAGTGCCGGCAACTTCGCGGTGTCGGGATCGGGCATCTTTGGCCTGGCGACCAGCGGCAAGCGCCCGCAAACCACGACCGCGCTGCCAAGTGGCAACACCATCGTGCATGGTGGCACCGGCCTGACGCTCGACAAGCTGCGCGCCGCGCGCAAGGCGCTGAAAAAGGCCGAATTCGGGATCGAGGACAACGACCCGCTCTGGGCCTGCATCACGCCTGACCAGGAAGACGATCTGCTCGGCCTGTCGGCCGCGTCGGCCGGCGGTGCCGCGCCCAACGTCTTCAACATCGAGCAGCTGCGCACGGGCAAGCCGACGCCGCTGCTGGGTATCAACTGGATCCTGACCAACCGCCTGCCGGTCAACGCGACCGGTCAACGGATGATCCCGATCTGGTCGAAGAACAACATCGCCTGCGGCTTCTGGCAGGATGTGGAAGGGCGGATCTGGAACGATACGTCGAAGCAGAACCTGCCCTACATCTACACCTCGGTCTTCGTCGATTGCGTCCGCATCCAGGACGGCGGCGTGCGCGTGATCGAGTGCGCCTGATGTGATCCCGGCCGGCCGGTAACACACCGGCCGGCTATCCCCCTTTCCTTCACAGGAGGCCACCGAAATGGCTGTCGTTACCGGAAAATCCGACCTGATCGCCGACTATCTCGATCCCAACAGCTACCCGCCCGACACCCAGTTCATGCGCGGCCGGCTGATCATTGCCACGGGCACCGTCATCAACGCATCGACCGACAATGCCGGTTCGAAATACAAGCTCTGCCCGGTGCCGGCCGATGCGATCCTGGACGAACGTACCGCGCTCCAGGTGCAGAACTGGGGCTTTGCCACCGTGAATATCGGCACCAAGTCCGACCCGACCGCGATCCTGAGTGTCGCCCGGTCGGCCGCCAACGTGCAAAACCCGGTGGCCTTTGGCGATGCCAACCACGGCAAGCGGCTTTGGGAACGGCTCGGCCTCGCCGCCAGCCCGGGCGGCGACATCATGCTTTACGTCACCGGCCCGGCCGACGCGACCGCCGCCGGCACGCTGAAGTTCTCGATCGCCTACCGCTACCGCACCTGACCGGTTCCGCATGACAACCGCCGGGGCTTTGGCTGGCCCCGGTGCATCCGCCCGAAAGGTTGCCCATGACCGTGCCGATCGCCACCTCGACGATAGCCGCCCAGGCCTTCCGGCTGATGGAACTGTCGCCGATCTCGTCCTTTGCGGACGACAGCGCCCAGGCGCAGGCAGCGGCCGAGCAATATCCCATCGCCCTGACCATGTGTCTCGAGGCGGCCGACTGGTCCTTCGCGTCGGTCCTGGCAAAACTGCCCGAGGCATCGCTACCGTCAGGTGCCGCGATCGACGACGATCTGACCTTTGCCTACCAGCTTCCCGGCGATTGCGTCGTCTTGCGCGAGGTGGTCGATCCGACTGTCCGCTGGCGGCGCGACCGCGACCTCTTGCGCGCCGATGCGGCGGGCCCGCTGGCGATCCGCTACACCGGCCAGACATCGAACGAGGCTGCCCTGCCCGCCACCTTCCAGACCGCGGTGGCATTCCAGCTTGCGGCCCTTCTGGCGCCGATCTGGACCGGCACGCAAAGCAAGGTCAGCCGGCTGGAACAGGCCGGATCGGTGGCGCTGCGCCAGGCGATGCGCATCGATGCCCGCCAGGCCAGTGCGGCGCGCTATGACGGTCGCCCGATGCAGGGTGACTGGGCGACGGAGGCGGTTCGATGACCCGGGTCAGCACCGCCCAGACCGCCTTTTCCGCCGGCGAGATTTCGCCGCTCTTGCACCGCAGGTTCGACTACCAGCGCTACCAGACCGGGATGCGTGCCTGCCGAGGCTACCTGCCGATGCGCCAGGGCGGCTTTACCCGCGCCCCTGGCACCATCGATCGTGGTGCGAGCTATAACAATCAGCCGGCGCGCCTGGTGAATTTCGAGTTCGCCGAAAACGATGCGCTGACGCTCGAATTCACCGATCTTCGGATGCGCGTCTGGCGCTATGGCGCGCTGGTCCTGTCGGGCCCGAGCCCATATGAGCTGGCCACGCCCTTTCCGGCCAGCTCGCTGCCGCTCTTGCAATGGGTGCAGACGGCCGACGTGATCTGGATCACCGACGGGCTGCGCCCCATTCAAAAGATCAGCCGCCTGGCGCTGAACAGCTGGACCATCGCGGCCGCCGCGTTCAATTCCGGCCCATTTCGGGTGCAGAACCTCGATACGACAAAAACCGTGCAGGCCAGTGCGGCCACCGGCACCGTCACCCTGACCGCCAGTTTCGCGCTCTTCACCGCCAATCATGTCGGCAGCCTGATGCGCCTGAAGGCGGTCGACAATCTCGACCCGCTCTGGACCGGGAACACCGCGGTCAGCGTCGGCCAGCGCATGCGCTATGACGGCAACACCTACCAGCTGACGGTCGGCACCGATACCGGCGTCAACCCGCCCACCCACACCGAAGGCACGCAGCGCGTCAGCCTGAGCCCCGACGTGCGCTGGAAATTCCTCGACGACGGCGCCGGGATCGTGCGCATCACCGCCATCGGCGGGGGCGGCACGGCCACGGCCACCGTGCTGCAGGCCCTGCCGCAGGGCGTGGTCAGTGCGAACACCTATCGCTGGGAAGAAGGCGCCTGGTCGGCGGTCTATGGCTATCCCGCGGCACTCGAGATCTATGAGCAGCGCATGGTCGCGGCCGCCAGCCCGTCCGAGCCGCGCACCTTGTGGTTTTCGACGGCCGGCACGTTCGACGATTTCGAACCGGGCATCGATGCAGACAGCGCCTTTGCCTATGCGATCGCCGGAACGTCCAGCATCAATCGCGTGATCTGGCTGAAGCGCGGCAAGAACGGCCTGCATATCGGCGCGCTCGGCGAGGAATATTCGACCCGCACCACCGATCGCGGCCAGGCCATCGGCCCGACGACAACGGTCTTTGGCCAGGACAGCGGCCTTGGATCGGCGCCGAACGTCCGCCCTATCGCCCCGGATGGCCGGCCGATCTTCGTCTCGAAGGATGGCCGGCGGCTCTTCGAGATCGCCTATTCCTTCCAGGAAGATGCGAACGTCTCGTCCGAACTGTCGCTGCCGGCCGACCATCTGGGCGACAGCGGCTTTGCCGAACTGGCCTGGCAGTCGGCGCCGTTGCGCATGGCCTGGGCCCGTCGCGGCACCGGTGAGCTGGCGATCATGATCCATGACGCAGCGCAGGAGGTGCTTGGCTGGGCGCCCTATTCGCTGGCGGGCGGCGCGGTGGAAAGCATGTCGGTATCGCCGGATGCGACCGGTACCTATGACGTGCTGACCATGGTGGTGCGCCGCGTGATCGGCGGGGTAACGGTGCGCCGCATCGAAGAGCTGGCCCAGCCTTTCGGTGTGCAGTTCGGCAATCAGCCGATCGCCGAGGCGGTGCATCTGTTCGCGGCCCTGATCTTTACGCCGGGCGCGCCGGCCACCACGTTTTCGGTCCCGCATCTCGTCGGCGAAACCGTCTATGCCTGGACCGATCTTGGCGAATTCGGCCCGCTCGTCGTGCCGGTCGGGGGTGACGTGGTGCTGCCATCGGCGGTCAATCGCGCAACGATCGGGCTTTTCGATGCAACGCATCAGGCCGAAACGCTCGATCTTCTCGGCGCCGCGCCCGACGGCAGCCCGATGGGCCGCTGGCGGCGCCTGTCGCCATCGGTCAGGATCGGCGTTCATCGCACCGCCGCCGGCAAGGTGGCGGTGGTCGAGCGCGAGATCGGCGCGCCCGACCGCGTGAGCCCGGCCCAGAATATCCTGAAACGCGGCGTCGCGCAGGATCTGACCACGGCCTTCAGTGGCGTCGCCCGGGTCGATCTGGCCGGCGGAAACGCCCCGGAACAATCGCTGCGCTTCAGCCCGGTGGGCGGCGCCCCGATGACAATCACGGCCATCGTGCCCCCGATCAACGAGGGGGGCCAGTAATGTGCAACCCGGCATTTCTGGCCCCGCTTCTGGGCACCGGTGCCGCCACGGCAGCCGGGGCAACTGCTGCGGCTGGCGCGACCGCAGCGGCCGCGACCACCGGCAGCATCTTCCAGGGGCTCGGGTTGGCGCTATCGGTCGGCGGCGCGCTGGCGCAAGGCATATCCGGCTATCAAACCGCCAAGGCCCAGGCGCGGGCCATCGCCGACCAGAAGGTCACCGAGGCGCAGTTGACCGCGACCGAGGATCAGCGCACGCGGCTGCAATTCCGCACCGCGATGCGCCGCCAGGCAGGCGAGTTGATCGCCCGCGGGATCAGCCTTGACAGCCCCACCGCCGTTCTGCTGGGGCAAACCGCCGCGCAGGAGATGAGCTTTGCCAGCCAGTCGGTGCGGTCGAAAGGTGATGCAACACAGCGCGAACTGACATCGAGCGAAAAGATCGCCAATGCGCGGGCCACAACGTCGCTGCTGAACGGCACGGTCAGCGCCGCCGGCAAGTTCCTCACCGGCGCGCCCGACATCTGGCCGGAGCTCGGAACATGAGCCTGACCGTCCCCACCGCCGGCGTGTCGGCCGGCCGCGCCGCGCAGCCGCAGTTCGAGACATCGCAGACCGGCAATGTCATTTCGGCCTTCGGCGATGCGATCAAGGGCTTTGGCGACAAGATCGAGGGCCAGCGGCTCGACCTCGAGATGAGCCAGCTGCAGGTCGACATGACCCGCGACATGGGCAACCTGCGCCTGAAATATGAAAACATGGGCGACCCCAACGCGATCGATGCCGGCTGGGCCAAGGACATCACGGATCTGAAGCAAAGCTATCTGACCGGCCAGACCGACACCGGCCGGCCGCGCGTCGATCCCAAGATCGCGCAGCGCTTCGCGCTCGGGTTCGACGATCTGGCCCAAAAGCATGCGTTCGCGCTCGGCACCAACGTCATCGCGCTGCGCCACAGCCAGACGATGGCCAGCGACATCCAATACAGGGCCGTCGCGGCCCAGCAGGCGGCGGTCAGCGATCCGGGCACCCGCGACGAGATCTACCGCCAGAACGACCAGCGCCTGTCCGAGCGGGTCAAATCCGGCGTCATGTCGCCCGAGCAGGCGGCGCGCGAGGGCCAGAAGTTCCGCCAGGATGGCGATGCGAATGCCGCCTTCCGCATGTTGCAGGACGATCCGCAGGGGCTGCTGGACCATCTCGATGCCAAGGAGCTGACGAACCTCACCCCCGAAGATCGGGCGAGCTATGAGGCCAAGGCGCATAATGAATTGGACCGTCGCACCAAGGCCGCGGCCGATGAGGCAAAGGCGGCGGCGAAAGAGCAGGTCGCGAGCTGGAAATCCGATCTGGCCGACGGGCTGGCCGTCATCGAAAAGGGCGGCCTTTGGGCCGGGGCCGACAAGCTGAAGGATCCCGCAGTCGCGGCCGCCCTGCCCGACGAGGTCGCCCGCATCCGAGGCGCGATCGGGCTCCAGGCCGACGGCAAGAACATCAACCGCATGTCGCTGGCCGAGCTGCAAAAGGAACGCGACACGCTGGCGGCGGTCCCGGTCAACAAGCCCTGGGAGACGGATAAACGGACCTACCTCGACGGCCGCATCGCCGATGTGAAAAAGGCGATGACGACCGATCCGCAGGGGTTCTGGCAATCGGCCATGCCCGACATGCTGCCGGCGCTGGACCTGTCAAGCCCGGATGCCGCCGCCAAAAGCCTGCAGGGCCGCATCGCGCGCACCGATCACCTGGTTGAGACCGGCCACATGACGGCCCCCGCCTATCTGTCGGATGCCGACAAGGCGGCGCTGAAACCGTTGCTGGCGAAAACCGCCGATGCGGGGCAGCGGCTGGACATGGCGATCGCCTTGGCGCGGGGCGGCCAGGACAAGGCCATCGGCATCGCCAAGACGGCCGATGCCACGCCGGCGTTTCAGCAGGCAGTCGATCTGCTGGGCCAGGGCGCCGATCCGGCCACGGTCATGCCGATCCTGCGCGGCGAGCAGAAGCTGGCCAGCGATGTCGCGGCGGCGCCGGCCAAGACCGCCCGCCAGGCGCTTTTCAACGAGATGACCCACGACGCCTATGCCGCCGACCCCGAAGCCGCCGCCCGGGTGCAGCAAGCGGCCGAGGCCATCTATGCCGATGACATGGGCACGATCAGCCCCGACGACATCAAGGCCGGATATTTCAACGACGGCCCGGCGCGCACCAAGCTGATGGATGCGATTTCGGTGGCGCAGGGCGCGAGCCGGGATGGCAGCGGCAACTACACGATCGGCGGGGTGCAAGACATTCGGGGGGTTCCGGTCGCCCTGCCGCGCGGGATCGCCGCGACAGAGGTGAACGATGCGGTCAACATCGTCGGCCTGCAGCTGAGCGGCTTCAGCGATCTTTCCGAAACACCGAGCTGGCCCACATATACCGGCCAAAAGCAAACGCCGCCCCAGACGGGCGCCCTGCCCAGTCCCGACATCTACCGCGGCCTGAAGGCCGCCAGCCTGGTGCCTGGTCAGTATCCCGATCTGGGGGCCAACGGCGCCGATCCCGAAACGGTCTGGAATACGCTGCGCATCGAACCGGCCGGCAAGATCGGCCAGGACGCCTACCTGCTGGTCCGAACGACCGGACGGGGCGTCGAGCATATCGTCACCGACCCGACCGGCAAGGAATATTACTTCAGCCTGTCGCAGCTGAACGCGGCGGTGCACCGATGAACATCGACATCGCCAGCCTGCGCAAGAACACCACGCCGGAGCCGCCCGCCGAGCCCGGCCCGGCGCCCTTCTGGGATGTGGCCGGTGCCGCCTGGCGCAAGCAGACCGTCGTCAGCGACACGGGCGGCTATGATAGCCAGTTGCGACAAAAGTTGATGGTGGAAATGCTGAACAAGCTTTCGCCGGCCAGCCGCGAAACCGTTACCCGACAGACCAACGGCCGCAGGTTCGCCGACCCCCTGGCCGCCAACATCGCGCTGGTCACCGACGCCGCATCGCGCGAGGTGCCGACCGATCCGGTCAAGTGGGGCAGCTACCCGCTCGATCCGCGCCAGTTTCAGGATCACGTCGACCGCCAGCGCCAGGCGGAAATCGCCGATGCCCAGACCATCCTCGACCGGCCCGGCGGCGGATTTGCCGAGTTTCTCGGTTCGTCCGCCCGCAGCGTCGTCGACCCGGTCAATCTGGCGCTTGCGCCGCTCGGGGTCGAAGGCGGCGCGGTCAGGGTCATCGCCGGCGAGGCATTGCTGAACGGCCTGGCCGAGGGGCTGAACGTGCCGCGCGAACAGCAGGTCGCCGACGAGTTGGGCCTGCCAAAGCCGAACCTTCTGAACCGTATGGCCGAAGGAGCCGCGATCGGCGGGGCGTTCGGCGCGGTCGCGCATGGTGTGGTCCGCGCCGCGTCATACCTTT